CCGGCGGTTGCCGGTCCTGAAAAATTCAACCCCTTTGTAGAGGCCCCCAAGGGAGAAAAAGATGAGTAGGACACGGAGTCATGACAACTGGTCGTGGTGTAGCGTTACCGATCAATTCTACGGACTTACAGGAGCTTTCACTGTAGGAACCGAGAACGAATTCGGAATACGCCGCAACTACTACAGTTCGTCTACGATAACCGACCTACTCACACCAGTCGGATCTGATCGGACCGTTCAGCCGTGTGAACACATGAAAGTTACTGGAGGCAGACCAACGCTTGGAGCTACTATTGATTACAATGGTAACCCCCCGCAGTGTCAACTCAAGTACTACATTGTTCTTCGGCCTGGTCTTCAGATCCCCATCCAGCTCCCCGCTGGTGACTGGTCTGGCTTAGCCAGAAAACTTTCTGACCAATTGAACGGCAGGATCGATGAAGGATCGCTTTTGGGCGTATCCGCAATCGAGCTTGCAAAAACAGTTGCAATGATTCGCAACCCGTTCAATCTCTTAAAGCCAGATTGGAAGCGCCATGCTTCTCCGCGCGGCCGTCCACCCCGGACAGCCGCAATCCTTCAAAGGGATGAAGGAGCGTTAAAGCGCGCTTCGAACATTTGGCTTGAACACCGTTACGGCTGGAACGCCTTGTGGCAGGACATCAAGTCGGTTGCAAAAACAACCTCCAAGATGCTTGCTGATGAGGGTCCCGTCGATGACGGTGGTGGTCTTGATGCCATTACGAACAAAGAAGAGTTCTTTGGCATCATGCCCCAAGAAGTTTACCTTCAAGGGGATTCTCCCGCTTACTGGGACCCAACCGGATATTACGTTCGAAACTGGGCCAAGGTGGGCGCAGGTGGAGCCTTTCGGGCTCGCCTACGTTCCGTCGGCAAAAGTTCGGCGGTGTACCGGGTGGGGTGCAAGCAGGTTGTTGAAACTGCGCACCGGTGGTCAAGATCTAAGCGACTAATCAACGCCTACGGTCTTGATGCATCTTCCATTGCGTCCGTTTTGTGGGAAATCGTGCCCTTTTCCTTCGTGGTCGATTGGTTCGTCGACCCACTTGGGATCTGGCGCGCGCCCTCAGACAGACAGCGACTGCATGGCTCGGATGTGAGGGGCTTGTGCTCCTCATTAAAGATCAAGGCCGACTTCGACCTTGACATCCTTTTACAAGGAAATCCGAGATCGGCCAGCCCTAACTGGGTTGGTCGAGAGCCGGTAGGATGGACTCAGGGATATTTTCCTGGGCTCATATCGTGTTCGTACAGAAAGTACTCACGATTTACCGACATTCCTGCAGGTGGGTTTGCTTCCATCTTTGTGGAAAAGGACCTCTCCTTAATCCAAAAGACTTCTGGGATAGCGCTCCTAGCTCAGAAATTTTTCTGAACCAAGTTACACTTACCAAGAAGGAGTCCGTTATGGCTTCAAATCAACTCACCCCCTACTACGATTCCGCGTCCACAACCACGTTTAAGTTGGTATCGTCCGGCAATACCGGAGCCGAATACCAGGTTGAAGGACGGGATCTCGCTGCCCCGTACGTCGTTCAGATTATCCGTAAAAAGACGGCTCAGAACGCGACGGGCAACGACCACGTACAGATCCGAGTCGCGCGTACGGAGCGTAATGCCTCGACGCAGAAACTCGCGACTGCACAGGTGATGCTTGACGTGTCGATTCCAAAAGACACGTCCGTTATCACCCAGACCGAGCAGAAGAAACTGCTCGCGATCCTTTGCAGTCTCCTCCGTGATGCGACAGCGAACGCGGCCACTCAGGCCAACATTGCTGCCCTCGTCGGAGGCTTTGATCTGTGATCACGAGGAAAATCCTTCTCAAGTATATCGCCATTGCGGCGGTACTTGTGGAGATCCTTCGTGAAGCTATCAGCCGTCTTCCGTGAGGAAGTTCCTCACGTTAGTTTAAGCATGCGTTGCCCTGCTGCTGTTGCAGCAGGAGCATGCTCCTGGCTGATGCTAGGGGCAAGAGATTCTAACCTTTAACGGACCGGAGGAATGTATGGAGACATACACCAATCTGACTCTCTCCTTCTTTAGAGCAATCCAACAAGATGTTGAAAAGCTGTATCCGGAGCATTACGAAGAGATTTCTCTCTCGTTCGACTGGTTACTCAGTGCCCAGACCTGTGATGCCGAAAGGCTAATCATGGTTAAAGCGCTGTGTACGCTCGGTAAAGCGATGGAGCAATCCTTGATATCTCCTAAGTTACTGGAGGTACCGAGTTACTTCCCTCTTTCTGAGGGCTCCGCCTTACCAGTTTTCCTCCACTTCCTATTCGAGGAAGTCTTCTACCCTTCGGGCCTCCGCCGTTATGGCAAAGCCCCTGGGGAACAGGAGATTAGTGGAGAGATCGCTAGCGCAGTATTCGTATTGCGACAGATTCTTCTTGCCTTTTCCAAAGCAGAGGATCTGCCCTGTAACACTGAACCGACCGATGAGTTGCGCAGCTTCATAGCTCGCGTAACTAAGCGCGTTGATCACAGTGTTAGATATCCTACTGATATAACTCAGCAGGATATCATGTCCATCGCGAAAGAACTGCTGCGTCACGTCTTAACAGACGCTGACGTTGAGTCCCTGGATGAACATCGGCTAGCTGCCCCGCTCCAACAATGGATCGATAGCCCCTTCGGGCGTCACGGTCCGGGAGCGGTCGCTGGTGAGGAACGTGGCTTTGACAAATGGGACTTCTCCCCCAACGGCATCACGGATGACGTAACGTCATTCGGACCCGCCTTCGAGCCCTTATACTATCAGTACGAGGGTGAGGATAATACCTCAGGAGTATTCAGCGATTCTGCCATCGTCACACTAGTGCCGAAGGATTTTCGCGGTCGAAGGATCATCTGTATTGAGCCTAAAGAGCGAATGTTTGCTCAAAGAGGCCTTATGGAGATCCTATTCGATATTGTCCACAATTGTCAATTAACTCGACAGAGCATTGACTTCAATCATCAGGAGAAATCCCAACGCTTCATTCAGAAGCGCGGTATCTCTACCATCGATCTGAAGGACGCGAGTGACCTTGTGTCGCTCGATCTGGTGAAGAATTTATTCCCACCACGCTTTGTTGAGTTAGTCTTAAAGTACAGATCTCCTTATCTCCTTGTCAACGAGCTGTTGCCCGATGATGACGGAGACTGGTCTGCACCGCACGTGTTTCGATACACTACGGCGCTGACAATGGGGAATGCACTATGCTTTCCCATCGAGACTCTGGTGTTCTGGTCCCTTAGCCTAGCCACTATGATAGAGTGTTCGGACTCTCGGTTGCGAAACCGGGCCCTATACTTTATTTCTGGTGGTGAAGGCGCC